GTAATGGTTTAAATACATTAACCACGCTCAGGACAGTGCAGAGAAGAAGTTCGTTCTCCCCGGCATCTTCCTTAGAAGGAAGGGTGGTCGGCCATAAGACACGCCGTTATAATATAACGGTTTTCGCCTCTTATGCACATCTAATTGTAGCTGTTTCGGATCTAAACAGTTTGGGCGGTCAAGGCCACTAGTGCTTCAATTGACCCCTTTATACTCTTAATCACTGATAAGAGGACTGGACCTTTGAAGCTAGGGGGGAAATTCTCTAGTTGTCAAAGACAAACCAGAAAGGATAACGACCTTTCCATCGAAATGGTGCCTGCGGCCCTCCCTTAACAGGAGCAAACCGAAGTTAGGAGTTAAAATTACAGTCTATGGCAAATCACTCTATTGAGATGAAATCCACGACTCTAAACAATCAAACTTATATATAAACAATAAATGAAAAATCAATTCCATAAATTGCCTATACAACGTTTGATCGTAACTCTTATGGCAACAGCGGATGTAAAAGTCCGCGGCCTAGTCAGATCACAAATGAAGAGATTACTTCTTGTTTTCTCTAAATTATGATTGGTACTAGGTGGTCGTTCATTCCTTCTTGTTCATTCTTGAACAAGAGATTTCTTGCAAGCCTGTGCGCATCTGGAGGCTCATAGAGGTCGTTCCGGATTGGTTCGACATCTTAAAGCAGCCGGTGTTTGCTTACAACAGGCTAGTGCTGGCTTTGTACTAAAGGATGTAACTCCTCTGGGTCCGAGAGTTTCTCGGACAGGGAAGGGTTACCCTCGACTGCTACCTGGGCCGATGAGATTGGCCATATATAATAGAGGTAATACTAATTACCTGCTATTAAGATACGCCATGACTTTGATCAACCTTTATCGAGTATTGATAATACCGTCAAAATTAGATCTTAGTTCGATCATTACCCCAGCGCCGAAGATATATCTTCGTTACTGAAAACTTATGGCAAATAATTTTGTGAAATTATTTGTTGCAAGACAGCCGAAGTATCTATCAAGGTTCCTTTGAGGACCTGTTAAGTACTTTCCTATTACTACGAAAGGCCCAACAACCAATAAGTGGACTTGGTCCTCACACCCAGTTGCTCTTCTTAGAGCAGCCTATGGTATGACGACCCAGTACCCGAACCTGTTGTCAGCCCTTTCGTACTTGGCAATCCAAAATTCTTCTCCAGAAGTAGTGACGAACCTAGAACGAGGTCGCCATGCAACTGGAAATAAAGACTTGGATATACCGTTAGGAAAGTTAGGTCTAAAACAAGAACCAGCGGGGAAGCTGAGAGTGTTTGCGATGGTGGACGCATGGACTCAATGAGTCTTATCGCCTCTCCACAAATTCATCTTTAGGTCGCTTAGGCGACATAAGATGGATGGAACCTTTGACCAATATCGACCTTTACGATCGGTATTCCGTCCAGGGAACCAGTGGTCATCCATGTACTCTCTGGATCTAAGTAATGCCACCGACAGACTCCCAATGAAACTCCAATGCATTCTGTTATCCGAATTATTCGGAACAGACATTGCAGCAAGTTGGGCAGAACTGTTAGTTGGCCGACCCTATCAGGTACCTAATCACCCCTCCAGACCTCTTCATGTTCAGAAAGTCTGGTACGGTGCAGGGCAACCAATGGGGGCTCTTAGTTCCTGAGCCATGTTGGCTCTCACTCACCACCTAATTGTACAGTCAGCAGCTTGAAAAGCCGGTTTCCCTAGACATAAATTGTATAGAGAATACTGTCTTCTTGGTGATGATCTCGTAATCCGACATCGGGTTGTGAAAGATCAGTATCTTATCCTCCTAAACGACCTTGGTGTAAAGTGTGGACTTCACAAATCCATCCTTTCACCTAAGGGTTTAGGTCTTGAGTTCGCAAAGAAAACCCTCTTAAGAGGCGGAGTTGAGATATCTCCTCTTCCTCTTAAAGAGTTCTTTGCATCTCTGGATAATATCTCTGCTTTCTACAATTTTGCTTTAAAGCATAAATTGTCCCGATCCAGAATCATGAGAGTCTTAGGCTTTGGTTATAAAGTAGTTGGGGTTGCAAATAATGCTCCCTTTCGTACATTAAACCGAACGGCTAAGTCGTTCTATCTGATGAGTTATTCTAAACTCGAACTAGATGAAAATATCCTCTTCAGTGGTCTAAAAAACCTACCGAAAGATATTGCCTCTAGTCCCGAGGTTCAAGAATTGCTTTTACGAGAACTTAAAGAGGTTTCACAACGCTTATGGAAGGTTGTGTTACAAATCAACCAAGAACAATGGTCTTCTTTCAATTGGTCTCTTCTTCCTAAAACTTCTTTCGAACTTTCAAGGGCAACGTTATTCATTTTGAATACGTATCGCCTCTCTACAGTCATGGTTCCTGTTAGAGAACTCATTGAAGATCTTAAGAAGGCTCAAGCGATTCTTAATATGGCTCAAGACTATCCAAACATCCGTCGTTGTTTAAACGCGGTGCAAGAAGCTCTTAAGTACATAGTAAGAACCTCTATTGAGACTATGATGTTGAAGCAAAGAGTAACCCCTAACTTAAGGGGTATCTCTCCATTTCAAATCAGAATGTGAAGAAGGTGAACTGGCTTCATTGCAAGAATCCTTAAAGCAAGAAAAGCAAAAGGAACGGACGACACGCAACCATAATTGGTCACGCATCTAAGCG